CCCGCCATAAAACTCTTGCCTGTACCGACACCGCCCCAGAGCAGCAGCCCCACATTCTTTTCCCGCATTTCCGGCCAGTGGGCCACATACCGCTGTGCCAGCTGCATCTGTGGATTTTGCCCGTGATCGTTTGCAAATGTCCAGTGCTGCATCGCCCAGTCGGTAAAGCCCTGCAGCTTCAGCCGCTGCACTTTCTCGTAATGCAGCCTTGCACGTTCTTCTTTCTCTTGCTTTTCCCTTGTAGCCTGCCTGCACCGGCATTCAGCCGGATGGCGGTCACGCCCAAACAGTTTTTTGCCGTTCGGAAAGAACGCTTCCTTGGGAGTTTTGCAGCTGCCGCAGTACAACAGCCCATCTTCTGCAACATAGTCCTGCGGTTCCACAGAGATCGTCATAAGCCTGTCCATCGCTGTCTGGATTGTTTCCGTCATAAACTTTCCTCCTTGTTGTAGGTATAGTCCGGGATACCTGCTCCCGGTTTCTGTTGTCTTTTCTTCCGTGCTGACCAGCTACGCAGGGTCGCCGCATGGTCTGCGTACTTCCTGCCTGTAGACTGCATATAGATTGAAAGGTCATCAATCAGGGAATCTAACTCTGCAATTTCCGTTTTCAGTTCTGAATAATCTTCCAGATAGACATTCCGATAACGCCCATATGCTTCTTTGGTTCTACTCAGTTGGTTCAATCTTAGGTTGTTCTTATTTATTTGGTTAGGTGTGCAGTTTTGCGCAATCGTATTGCTCACTTTTGAGCAATCAGGCTGCTCATTTTTGACCATCTCGACTGTGCATTTCTGCGCAGTAGATGGGAAGCTTAGGAACACCTGGTTTGGCTTGGAAAAGCCATTGGACCGCCGTTCGATCAGCCGTGCGGCTTCCAGTTCCCGCAGGGCACGGGTGACACTGGAAATGCTGCTCTGAAGATCTTCCGCCAGCCCTGCCAACGGATAGAGCACATATGCCCGGCCCTGCACATCCACCCAGCCGTTCTTCTGCGAAAGGGTCATGCGGTCCAGCAGCAAAACATACGTCAATCGTGCCGTATGGGAAAGGCTCATCTGCAGCAGAAATTTCGGATAAGGGAAATAAGCGGGTAGTGGGGTTTGTGCCTTGATGTACTCTTTACTCAAACTTCCTCCTAATCGTTTTCAAAAGTCCCTGCCGAATGGGAAAGTCCTGCACGGGCTTACGCATCCGGCAGGGTTCCGGGGTGCGGGGTGGAAGACCCTGCTGATTACAGGCTCATATCATAACTGCGCTTCTTGCGTTTCGGTTGACGCTCGCGCTGTTCCTGTCGATCCTGCTCCTGCCTTGCCTTTTCGCGGACTTTGGCCTCCCATTCGCGTTTCCATGCAAGGTCGGATTTCATCTCATTGGTTTTTCGGAAGATGCTATACACATTATCCGATGCAATTTTCAGACGCCGGGATTCTTCTTTCAGGGGAGCGTATACCTTTTTCCTCTCTGCGATTTCTTTGGTCAGTTCTTCCTTCCGTTTTTTCAAGAATTTCAGCGATGGCAGCTTTCCATCATTTTCTTCCCGGAAATATTTCACAGATTCTGCATAGGTATCCAATTCCTCGGAATGTTCTGCACGGAATCTTTTCTTAAAAATCGCCTTCGCAAACTGCTGCTGGACCTCCTTTGTGGAAAGGTACTGCCCCGCATAATGAATCTGTTCGTTGGTTTTGTACAGTTCATCCTCTGCCTGTGACAGCCGTTCATACACTGCCTGCGCGTTGGTCTGTGCTGTCTTACACAGATCGTTCAGTTCCGTCAGGTCGTTGATGTTATTTTCCTGCACCCATACCAGCGTTTCAGCCATTTTCTGCAAATTGCTGATTTTGACCTTTAGCGCATAGGCCAGATTTTCCTGCGCCTTGATATTCTCCTGCAGGTCTACAACAAGCCGCAGCCTAGTTCTGGTCGTAAAGATCAGTATGGGATCTTCCTTGTACCGCTGATTTTTCTCTGCGTTCTGAACAAAAAATCCTTCCAGACATTCTCTTTTGCAGCTGTCCCCTAAAGAACGCTCCGATATAAACTTGTTTCGCTCCGGCGGCAGATAGCTGTAACGCCCACGTTGCGTTTTGACGAAAACGTCATATTCATCCTGCAGGATGTCTTGAAAATCTTCATACGAGATTGCTTTCTCACGAGCAGCGGCAACGGCATCCCGGATAAGCTGCTTCTGCGTTTGAAACTTTGTCGGATTGGGCGTAAATCCTTCCGTTTCGATTTTCTGTTTTTTCTCATCCAGCCGCCGCTGTGCCCAATACTCCGCTTCGGTCACACCCGTTCTGGATGGTGACAGTAAATCGACCTGATGCAGAAACTCGCAGCGGCACAAATCCATGAGGGATTTCTGCAGGTGTTTCAGGTATTCGTTCGTCACATGGTGCTTGTACCCTGCCTTGCAGTCAATGGGCCGCTCCATAAAGGGCTGCTTAGGCACATCCAGTTTTCGCAAACTGTTGATTACGATATGTACATGAATGTTGCCGCTGCCATTATGACCGTCCATGTGCGTACAGACCAATGCCTGATGCCCCGGAAAATTTGCTTTTGCGTATTCCAGCCCAAGCTCCTGTGCCCGTTTCCCCGTCAAACAATTTTCTGTGCTGTCCCGTGGAGCAAAGCTGATGATGTAATGGTGGCTTTTGATTTCATCCTTATTTTTGTTCTTCTGATATTCGCGGTTCAGCTGCTGGCAGGCCGCATCAAAAGAATAGGGTTCACAGTTCAGACCGTCCAGATAAAACTCATCTCGCATGATACGATTTCCGTTCTGGTCAAGGATCGGAGTTTTCCGAAGCTCGTCATGCTTGAAAATCAGATATTCCAGCGCAGCGCCATAGTTGGAACTCTTACTTACGATGTGCTTTAAGATTGCCATAGTTCTTTCCTGCCATTTCTGCGACCTGCTCCCGCATTTCAAAAATGCAGGAAATCGCATGGTTGATGTTTTCACGCATAACATGTGATGGAAGACCCCCACTGTTGAAGAACGCTGCGATCTGGTTCAGGTTGTTCCCGATTGCGGCAAACTCCCGTGTGATAGCTTCGATCTCGTCCGGGTGGACATAGAACACATACGAGATATTCACGCGGCCTTTCATCAGCATCTGTGCTGCAAATTCAGAGAGGGTCATCTCGGCATCTTCTGCCTGCCGGTGTAAAAGTTCATGTACTACTTCTGTAACTCGTGCGGAGATTACTTTTGTCTTTACGATAGATTTCACTTTTTTCTTCGTTCTTGGCATGGGGTCTCCTTTCCAAAATCAAGAATTTGATTTTCCCGGCAGTGCATCTGCACTCCGGCTGTGACCTGCTGCGGCAGGCCACCAACAGGCAAAATCATGTGATTTTGCACGATGTGAGGGTATGGGGAGCGCAATCCCCATCAAGATGCCGCCATGGAGAAATCGTCCGTAGGAGCGGTTTCGTATACAAAGGCGAATCTTGCTCTTAACTACCGTCCACTCTGTCCCGGCCCGTTCCTGCCCGATTTTCTCCGGCGCATTTTCCGG